GTCGCTTACAGAACGGTCTCTTGAGCTGCTGCGGCCGACAATACGTAAACCTGGATCAGAGTTGTGGTTTAGCTGGAACCCACGCAATGCTATAGACCCAGTTGATGCCTTTCTTAGGGGTGAAACACCGCCTCCGGGGTCAATAGTTGTTAAATCCAATTACTGTGATAACCCATTCTTCCCCAAAGAGCTAGAAGAAGAGCGCGTTCATGACCATGCAACCAATCCTGTGCGTTATCCGCATATTTGGAACGGAGAGTATGAGCCTCAAGCTATAGGTGCAATATGGACAAGAGAAGTTCTACACAGAAACCGCAGGGACGAAGAACCACAGCTCACAAGGGTATTGATCGGTGTTGATCCGCCTGTTACATCAAATGCTGGGTCAGATGAAGCCGGTATAATTGCAGGCGGGCTTGGTGAGGATGGGCGTGGTTACATCATTGGAGACTATTCAAAGCAAGGCTCACCACATGAATGGGCAAGCGCTGCGGTTGCTGCATATGATTTACATGACGCAGACGCTATTGTGATTGAGGTCAATCAGGGTGGCGATATGGTCAAGCATACAATCCATTCAATCAGGCCGAATATCAGGGTAATAGAGGTCAGGGCCAGTAAAGGAAAGCATGTTAGAGCAGAGCCTATCTCTGCGTTGTATGAGCTTGGCAGAGTTAGCCACATAGGAACTTTTCCAAAACTAGAGGCACAGATGGTGCTTATGACGGCTGCTGGGTATGATGGGCCAGATAGCCCGGATCGCGTAGACGCACTCGTTTGGTTGCTAACCGAGTTATTCCCAAGGATTATAAAAAAGACCGTTCAGCGCCGCCACATGCCAAAACAAGCCAATAGCAACTATAGCCCACACAAGCATGGCAGATAAGCTAGAAAACGGCTGGACAGAGCAAGAGCTTGCGGAATACCTGCGAGAGCGCCAACAGGCCCAGGAGAGGCTAATCGACCCTCATTCAGAGTTCAGGCAAGAGGCTAGGCGGTCAGACGTGCAGAATTGTAGGTATAATGTTCACAGGTGGAGGCGGTAATGCAACTAGGCGACACAGTAGAAAACGCTATCTGGCTGGATGGTCGAGAGACCAAAGAGCAGCGCAAAGCCTATGAGAAGGCAGTCGAGGTGGCTATTGAGCAGGAATGCTCACAAAATGGCTTCATGTGCGGCAAGGTAATATTCCATGTTAAGCATCCATACGATGAGCGCGTCCCGCCTGTACCTGAGCATATAACCGGAACCCAGCCGCGCCTACTGGTTGCAGAATCTGACGTGATAGGCCTGGCTATTGAAGAGGTGCAATCCTCATTTATCTCAGATATTGAGCCTCGCGACCTGCTTAAGCTCAGGGAAATCACCAGGAGAGCTGCAGTGGCGAGAGGGCATTTCCTGAATGACCACGAAGTAGATGACATTATAGAGACGCTCGGGCCTGAAGCTGCAATGGATGCACTAAGGAGATCAATGAATTGATAAGACCCGCCCTAGCTGAAGACTTGGAGCCGCTCACAGATATGATGATGCGGTTTACAGAAGAGTCTGATTTACCGCTGACTTATGATCGAGAGAAAATAAGAGAAGTGGCGTGGAGGACGATACTAAGCGATGAGGCAATATTGCTGGTACATGATAGTGAAGGAATGCTGACGGGTATGGTTACTGGCTTCGTAGACGATGAATTTTCTATTGAGCCGTGTGCCTATATCAACAAATTCTATATCGATAAAGAGTTTAGGGGTGTTGGCGTATCCCGCGCTCTTATACGCGCATTCGACGAAGAGTGCAAAAAAAGAGGTATTGTTGTATCATTTGCATCATCTACGGCGGGCATGGGTGAACGCAATGAGAAGCTTTATGTCCATCTATTTGAAAAATGCGGCTACACGACATTGGGCCGCGTCATGATTAAGGGTCTGAAAGATGGGTAAGTTCAAAGCAATATTTAGTCCTAAAAAGCCTAAGCCGCCTCCACCACCTCCGCCCCCGCCTGTGGCTAAAGGTGGAACTGCCGAAGACATCAAGAAGCGCCAGGAATCCGAAGCAAAGCAGCGACGTGGCCGCAGATCATCAATATTAACTGGGGCTGGTGGTGTCGGTGAAGAGCTAGGGTCTGTAGGCAGGCCAGAAGCACGAAAAGCAACCAAACTGGGTGATTAGAGATGGCAACATTATTTTATGCGGTATATGAGGCGGCTGAACAGACAGCGTTAGACGTTCCTCTGCAGGAAGGGAAAGTAACGATTGGTGGCACGTCTTTACAGTCTGCTGTGTTTACGTCCGACGGACGCAAGCGTAGGACAGTTAGGCTGTTCGCGGATACGGATTGTTTTGTAACGTGGGGTGAAGACCCAACGGCGGTAGCAGATGGCACCGGAGGCCGCCCGTTCGGAGCAGAGAATCCTGAATATATAAGCGTCGAAGCAGGTCACAGGCTTGCAGTTATTCAAAGGACCTAATCATGGTTATCGGATCAGTAAAGGCAGTACCTCGCCCTGGATCAAAGGTTATGGAGGAGGCGTTAAGCCTCTTATCTGCATTCGGCAAGGAAGAAGGCGGCAATAAAGAACTTCTGGAGGAAATGAAGGCCGTCCAGATCCATAACGAAGAGATATACAAGCAGATCACTGCTGGCATCCAGGAGAATAGCCAGCTTGTAGCGGAGTCTAAACAGCTAAACAGCGTAGACCGCCAAAGGATCAGGGAAGAGATAGACGAGCTTGGCAGTCGTGCTTTAGAGTTTCAGAAGCAAGAAGACAAGCTAAATCAGCGTGAATCAGCCCTTGAAGACGAAGAGTCTCAGTTTGCTATCGAGCGTTCCAACGCAGAAGGCAGGATTAATCAGCGTGAAGAGAGCTTGAGGAAGAGAGAAAGGATAGCTGAACAAGCAGAAATCGCCACAGAAAAGAGCGCCAACCAAGCAGAGGCCCTGATTGAGGCGACTCTGGGCAAAACAAACCGGCTAAAGGCTCTAAAAGAAGAGCTGCTGGGCGTCCTACGTAAACTCGATGAAGTTTAATCAATCTAATGGCTGAAAAGCGGATAACCGATCTTATCAAGCGCTGGAAAACAGCGGAGGCGAATAAGTCCAGCTTCAACGAGCATTGGGACGATTTGGCTCGTGTTATGTCACCGCGTCGCCTTGGCTTCTCATCCACTACGGTGGACGGAGAGCGCCGCACAGACGACATCTTTGATGGAACGCCCATGCAGGCCGCTAGAGGGCTTGCTAACGCCATAGGCGGCCTACTGAGGCCAGATGGTAGTGCTGTAGCCCGTATTGTTGCGGAGGATGCAGGACTAAACGACATTGATGAAGCTCAGTTCTGGCTACAAGACAGCCGTGAACGCCTACAGGCTGCATTTGATAACCCAAAAGCCAGATATAGGCAGGCCACAGGCGAGACTGACCATGACCTAGTTGTATTTGGTACTGCTGTGATGTTCCTTGGGGAGTCGCAGAACAGAAACAACCTATTATTCCAATCTGTCCACCTAAAAGATGCTACTCCGCTATTTGGTGATGAAGGTCAGGCAATTGGGCTATTTAGGAAAAGAACATACAAGCTATATCAGCTGATTGAGCGGTTTGGGTTAAAGAATATCTCAGAAGAGTTGAGAAAGGACGCAGATGATAAGCTAGATCAGAAGGTCGATGTACTTCACATAGTGCTACCAAGGGAGAACGGCAGGATTGATGCACTGCTTTCCAAGAATCTCCCAATGATGGAGATGTGGTTAGAGATTGATTCTAAGCATGTGCTGCTAGAAGGCGGGTATCACGAGTTCCCATTCATGGTGCCGCGCTGGGATACGGCATCGGGGGAAGATTTCGGGCGATCACCTGGAATGATTGCTCTACCTGATTCTGATACAGCTCAGGCAATGGGAGAAACCATCCTTATTGCTGGTCAGAGGGCCGCAGATCCTCCTTTGGCTGCCCCTAATGACGGTTCATTCAGTTCTGTAAACACCTTCCCAGGCGGACTAACATATTATGACCTTGATACAGCGCAGGCCGTAAGGGGCAACCCTTTCTTTCCTCTTGAATCAGGGATGAATCTCCCAATTACAAGGGACATGCAGAGGGATACAAGAGACCAGATATTTGCCGCATTCTTCAGGAACGTATTAAATCTCCCGATTGAAGGCCCTCAGATGACGGCCACGGAGATCAACGCACGAAAAGAGGAGTTTATACGCGAGATAGGCCCTGTATTTGGTCGCCAAGAGACGGATTACACCGCGCCAATGGTAGAGCGTGGGTTTAATATCATGCTCAGGAATGGTGGGTTTCTGCCAATCCCAGAAGTATTGCAGGGTAAAGACGTAAAGTTCGAGTATGAATCTCCTGTAAAGAAGATTAGGCAGCAAATCGAGGCTTCAGCGGCGAAAATGTGGGCCGCAGAGATAATTGACCTAAGCAAAGCAAAGCCAGAGGCGATTGATCTGGTGAATGCTGACGAACTAGGAAGATTTACCGCAAAAGCTTCTGGTATTCCAGAAAGTATCGTAAATGGCGTAGATACGGTGGCGCAGATAAGAGCAGAGCGCCAACAGGCCATGCAAGAGCAGGCTGAGGCAGAGCAAGGGCAGCAATTAATGGACACCGTAGAGCAGGGTGTAAACATTGGTCAAGCAATAGGAGAGGTAGCATGAGCGAAAGCATGTGGATTGAAAGAGCGCAATCAGCAGAGGCAAGACTAGCCACGCTGAAACAGGCATATGAGCCTGCGTTGGAGCGTGTAAAGGAATTTAAGGCAAATTTCGGCGTTAAGGAGCGAGGAAACGGAGAGATTGACGTAGATTTTGATAAGTTCGTCAAGAACATTGGCTATGAAGCAGCTATTGAGCTGAAAAGCATAATCGATCAGGTGTATGAGATCGAAAAGGCGTCATGAGCGACCCGTTACAGCTCCTAGCAGAGCTTCCATCTGACCAAAACTATACGAGTGCAGATAGATACCATGACTTCCGTAAGGTTTTTGCTACTCCAGAAGGGCAGAGGGCTTTTAGAGAGATTCTGTCATGGGGAAAACTGTTCTCCCCCTCATTAAACGGTAGCCCTATCGACCCTTATGCAATGGCGGTTGGTAACGGTGAGAAAAACATAGCACTGCGACTATTGGCAACATACAACAATGAGCCAGCGGTACAATCAGACACTCAAAAGAGGACGAAATGATAGATAAAATTCAGAAGCCACTAGACCCATATAGCCCTGATTGGAATCGATACTGGGAAGAGAACCCTGGTATGCACAAAGGCGTAGGTGCTGAGGCAGGTGAAGGAGAGGAGGAAGGCGGAGAAGATGAGGGTGGTGCGCCACAGGTAGCAGAATGGGCATCCGGTATTGAGGACGAAGGCTTGCGCGGAACCATGGGTAAGTTCGAGAGCCAAGATGCAGCACTTAGTGCTATGGGCTATAAGCCACCTGAAACCGATTGGCGTGACGGACTTCCTGAAGACCTTCGCAAAACTGCTGACAGGTTCACATCAAGTGCTGATGCAATCCGGTCTATCGAAAATCTTCAGAAACGCGAGGGTCAAGTCCGTGTTCCTGGTAAAGATGCCACAGAAGACGAAGTAAGCGCATTCCACAAAGCTATCGGCGTACCTGAAAGCCCTGAAGGCTATGACTTCGGAGATCTAGGAGAGGACGCGACAGAGGAACAGACGGCCTCAAGGGATTCATGGAGCAAAAAGCTGCATGAGCTTAATATCCCATCTACCACCGCTAAAGAGCTGGCCGCATTCCTGAACGAAGAGACACAGGGCGCACAAGCTGCGTTGGTAGAGGCCGACAAGGCTTTTGCCCAACAGCAGGAAGACGCTCTAAAATCTGAGTGGAAAGGCGAAGCCTACGAACAGAACAAGACCTTGGCGAACCGCGCATTCAGTGATTTAGCCAACCGCGCAGGCATTAATCTTGAAGATCTACAGAAGATTGAGACTAAAGACGGTCGATTCCTGATGGACAATGCCAACATGTCGAAGATCTTCGCTGTGGTCGGTAAAGAGATGTCTGAAGGCACAATCGGCCCAACGCTAACCAGCGGCGAACGAGAAACTGCTGGCGAACAGATTACAGAACTGAGAGGGAAAATTGCATCTGCGCAGGCGTCTGGTGACTCCAAGCTGGCAAATAACCTTTATCAGAAAGAACAAGCCCTCATCGCAAAGCTGAACGGGAGCGATCCTGTTGTAGGCGCTGGAGGGAGGAGCATGTAACCGATGGGTCACCCGAAAGGCCCCATCACAGTAACCGAAGCATGACTGGATGCACTTGTTTAGCATAGATGGCCCCTGAAAAGGGTCACCCATTGAAGGCGAGATAGGTTTACCTGAAGGAAATGTCCTATTAATCATGTGGGAATAATCCCACGAGGACATTACAATGAGTACCTCAATCGATACCTCGTTTATTACTTCGTACGAGGCTAAAGTACACGAAGTGTTTCAGCGCCAGGGTTCTTACCTAAAGGATTCTGTGCGTTTGAAAGATAACGTAGTTGGTTCTACTGCTGTATTCCAGAAGATCGGGAAAGGCACTGCTACCACTAAAGCTCGTCATGGCACTATCACGCCTATGAATCAGACTCACACTGCACCTAGTGTGACCCTGGCTGATTTCTATGCAGGTGATTGGGTCGATAAGCTGGATGAAGCAAAGACCAACATTAACGAGCGTGATGCAATCGCTTCTGGCGGTGCAATGGCGCTGGGCCGTAAGGTAGATGATCAGATTACTACTGTTCTCGATACCACATCCCAGAGCACTATCTCCATTACCGTAACATCCAAGGCAACCGTCCTGGCTACCGCACTTGAGTTTGCAGAAGCGGCATGGGCTAATGATGTGCCAAACGATGGTCAGGTCTATGGTGTTGTGTCGCCGCGCTATTGGTCTCAGCTAATGACTGTTGATCAGTTCCAAAACTCCGATTACGTCGGCACTGATGGTCAGGCGTTTACCGCTGGTCCGGCTGTTGGGCGTGGTAAGTGGAAGGACTGGATGGGCATTAAGTGGAAGATGCAGACCGGGCTTCCTGGCGCAGGTACAGCGACATCCAAGTGCTTTATCTACCACAAGACGGCTGTTGGTTACGCTATGGCAGCATCTGCGGGCAATATCGCTTCCAACGAGTCAGTTGGTGCGGATATCACGTGGCACGGTGATCGTGCGGCCCATTTCGTTAACCACATGATGAGCGGCAACGCGGTCATGATCGATGACAGCGCGGTAATCGAAGGTAATCTCGACGATACTGCTGCGATTGTAACCAGCTGACAAGTAACATAAGCGGGGAATCACGATATAATATGAGTTCTTTTCTAGGAGGTTATTGTGAAAATATGCTCAATAGATGGCTGTGATTCCTCGGTTTTTGCTCGCGGATGGTGTTCCAAGCATTGGTCAAGATGGAGAACTACTGGCGACCCTCAAAAGACTAAGTCTACTCCAAGAGGGGAGGCCAAGAGATTTCTTGAAGAGGTGGTTATCCCTTATGGCGAATACACAACAATATGTCTTGGAAACATTTACAGAAAGCAATTTAACTTAAAGAGGTAAATATCATGGCTTTTACAGCAGCAAATCTTTACAACGAGAGTGGTATGCCGCCTGGTTTCGCGGTTTACACTTATAAATCTGACACCGATACTCAAGCAACTGTATCGGCGGCAGGTTATTTCAATAACACGGACGATAATCTTAACCTTGCAGTTGATGACAAGATTACAGTCATTGGCGACCAGGGTGGGTATGAGCTAACTGTGGTTAGCCTATCGTCTGGTGCCGTTACTACAGGCGTATCAGAAGGAGGCGCCGTACCTGTAGCGGCTGGTGGA